AGGAACACAACTCAACACCGGCATTATTGACTCCTCAGGCACAATCGCCGCGAGGGTATGCGCCGCAGGCATGATGAGTGGCATCACGTCTCCGACGAGGCCTTGGTTCCGGCTTGGGATTGAGGGACTTCAGCTGAACGACACCTCAGGTCCAGCATCGAAGTGGCTGGCTGAGGTCGAGAAAAGGATGCAGAAGGTCTTCGCGGAGTCGAACTTCTACAACGCGATGGCTACGCTTTATCTAGACTTGGTTGTCTTTGGGACTGGCGTGAGCATCTGCTACGAGGACTACGAGAACGTCGTTCGTTTCTACAACCCTTGCGCTGGTGAGTACTACCTCGATGCAGGGCCGAACTACGAAGTGGATGTGCTTGGTCGTGAGTTCACTATGACGATCAAGCAAGTGGTGCAAGAGTTTGGGCTGGAGAATTGTTCGGAAAGTGTTAGAAAGTCTTACGAAGAGCCTGGGCAGCGCTCGAGGGAGATCGTGATCGGGCACTTGATCGAGCCGAATGATGGGTCTGAGAATACGAAGTGGAAATTCGTTGAGCTGTATTGGGAGAGAGGGAATACAAATGAGAGGCCGCTCCGTTCAGGTGGATATAGAGAGTGGCCTATTATCGCTCCGCGCTGGGACCTTGTCTCTAACGACGTTTACGGAAGATCGCCTGCGATGGATGCTCTTGGGGACATTAAGCAGCTGCAACAGGAGACGAAGAGAAAGGGTCAGGCGATTGATAAGATGGTCAATCCGCCAATGCTTGCCGATGTGCAGCTCCGCAATCAACCAGCTTCGCTTATGCCTGGAGGCATTACATACGTCAGCGGAATGCAGAACGTCGGCTACAAGCCCGTCTATCAAGTCAATCCGCCGATCCGCGATCTGAAGGAAGATATTAAAGAGATTCAAGAGCGGATTAAGGTGATCTTCTTCAACGACCTCTTCATGATGATCTCCCAATTAGAGACTGTGCGGACCGCGACTGAGATCGATGCGAGGCGGGAAGAAAAGCTGATTATGCTTGGCCCGGTTCTTGAGCGGTTTGAACAAGAGGCACTCGATCCTGTTATCGAGCGGATTTTCGGGATTATGATGAGAGGCGGGTTGTTGCCAGAACCGCCGGAGGAAATCACTGAGCAAAGGGGCGGGTTGAATGTTCAGTACGTCTCCATGCTTGCTGAGGCACAGCGGGCCGTTTCGGCCTCTGGCATGGAGCGGGTTATGGGTCTTGCTGGTAACATTGCTGCTGCTGATCCCAGCGTGATGGACAATATCAATCTTGATGAGTTTATGGCAGAGTATGCTGATCTGATGGGCGTGCCTCCGAAGATCATTCGCTCGAAGGATGAGATGGCTGCCGTGCGCGAGGCGAGAGAGAAGAAACAAGAACAGGCGGCGCTGCTCACGCAGACGGATGCTGCGGTTAAGGGAGCGGGTGTGTTGAGTAAGACTGACGTGGGTGGAGGCCAGAATGCGCTGGCCGCAATGATGGGCCTTGGTGGTCCGCAAGCTGAGTCGGTGCAATGAGCTATGACGCGAGCGATCCTCGTCAAGTTAAGGAACGGCTCCATCAGTTACGAATGCACGAGCACATCAAAGATGAAGTGCTTAAGAAGCTGGTTGGGTCGAGGGAAGGAAGAGCATGGCTACACGCTGTCTTGGAACGAACTCATATCTGGCGTTCCTCCTTCGCTTTGGACGCGCTTGCTATGTCGTTTGCTGAGGGTGAAAGAAACATCGGGCTCGGTATCTTGGCTGACCTGATGCAGGCTGCTCCTGACCAATACTTGGCAATGGTTAAGGAGGCGGAAGAAGTTCAAGAGCTTGAAAGACTTGTAAATAGGCAAAGCCCTCAGGGGCTAGAAGCGGGAGACGAAAATGACGGACTTGACACAACAGCCGCCGGTTGATCCAGGCGGTCCGACTGACCCAGGCAGCGCGAATGCTGCTGCGGAACTCCTAGCGAAGAGCGCTGAAGGGCCTTCTTTGCTTGGTGATGCTCCAGAAGTGAAAGAAGGAGAAAAGGAAGAGAGCAAAGAAGAAGCTGCACCAACGAATGGCTTTGACCCAGAGAAGATCGAATTCAAAGATGGAATGAAGCTTGACAAGAAAGACCCCTCATTCAACGAATTTGCTGAGATTACAAAGAAGCATGGACTGAAGCAAGAGGCTGCTCAAGAGTACGTCGATCTCTATGCCAAGACAGTCAAATCTGCGGCTGATAAGCCGTACCAGATCTGGCGGGATACGCAGAAGGGGTGGCAGGACGAAGTGATGCGCGATACCGAGCTTGGTGGCCAGAACTTCGATAATGTCAGACGGGTAATTGGTTCTGCACTACAAGAGTATGGAGACCCTGGAGTGAAGAGCGCTTTGGACTTTACTGGAGCGGGGAATAACCCGGCGATCATCAGGACTATGTATCGGATGGCGAAAGCCTTGGCCGAGCCAGGTCCTGTCGGTGCCGAGCCTCCACGTTCAACAAAGCCTGATAGCCCAGGTGCTGCATTGTATCCCCACCTGATGAAGAACAGAGGAGACTAGAATGCCTGTGATTGGCGCAACAGCCCTGACCCTCGCGGATTGGGCTAAGCGGGTCGACGACAACTACAAGATCGCTACGATCATTGAGCTGTTGTCACAGACTAACGAGATCTTGGACGATATGCTTTTCGTTCAAGGTAACTTGCCGACAGGCCACCGGACCACGGTTCGGACTGGCTTGCCCAGCGCGACTTGGCGCTTGCTGAACTACGGCGTCCCGAACGGGAAGTCCACGACCGCGCAGATCACCGACTCCTGCGGCAACCTTGAGACGTACTCAGTGGTTGACAAGGACATCGCTGATCTGAACGGCAACACTCCGGAGTTCCGCTTCTCCGAAGTGAAGGCCTTCCTCGAAGGCATGAACCAGCAAGTTAGCTCCACGATCTTCTATGGAAATACTTCGGTAAATCCAGAGCGGTTCATGGGCCTGTCCCCACGCTACAACACAGTGCTGCCTGCCAACGCGCAGACAGCGAATAACGTGATCGACATGGGAGGTACTGGTTCTACCAACACCTCGCTGTGGATCATTACTTGGGGCAGTGAGACGCTGCACGGTATCTTCCCGAAAGGCAAGATGTCCGGACTTCAGCACCGCGACATGGGTGAGTGGCCTGTTAACGATGTGAACGGGAACACTTACCAAGCCTACCGCGACCACTTCAAGTGGGAGTGCGGGTTGACAGTCCGCGATTGGCGCTTTGCCGTTCGCCTCTGCAACATCGACGTTACGCAGTTGAGTGGTGGCACCCCGCCTGATCTGCTGCGAAACCTGATCCGTGGGCTGTATCGCCTGCCGGTCACCTCTTCTCAGGCAACGCCTATCCAGAAGAGTGACACGCCTTCGATCTCTAACTCGATGGGCAGGACCGCGATCTACTGCAACCGGACCTTGCGTACCTGGCTCGACATCCAGGCGGTTGACAAGAAGAACGTGATGCTGACTATCGATGATTTCCAAGGTAAGGTCGTCACGAGTTTCCGTGGCGTCCCGATCAGGACTTGCGACGCCATCCTCAACAATGAAGCGAGGGTTGTGTAAGGTTCGATAAACGGTTTATCCAACCATACCTAACACTCAAGGAGATGAATTATGATTCTTGATGGACTTCTGCTGTTCGACAACAACAGCGCAATCACGGCTTCTGGCGTCAGTGCCAACGTGATTGACTTGCTCAACGCTCGCGACATCGCTATCGGCTACCCACTCGAGGTTCTGGTCCAGCCGACTGAGAACTTCGCGGCAACTGGTGCGGGAACGCTCCAAGTGCAATTCCAAGGCTCAGCAGACAACGCGACCTTCACGACGTATGCTGAGTCTATCGCAATGACCTTGGCACAGCTGACAACGGGTAAGAACCCCTTTGGCATCAAAGTGCCGAGCCCGAACCCGAATGATCCTCTCCCACGTTATCTGCGCCTGAACTACATCGTTGGTACAGGCCCGATGACAGCAGGTAAGATCACTGCGGGTATCCTCCTTGATCGTCAGGCGAACATTGCTTATCGCCCTGGCCTCGCAATTGTGAACTGAGGTGAAACATGGCTAAGTATCGCCTGCTGACGAAGCACTACATGTACGACCAGCTCCTCGAAGAGGGGACGATCGTAGGAGACGAGACATCGTTCAAGATTACTGAAGAAATGGTGTCTCCCGACATGGAGGGCCTCGATGATGAGGCCAAGCAGCTTGTCCAGAAGGCTAAGGACAATCTGACGAAGCCCATGATGAATGCACCTCAGAGCGGGATGCTTTATCTCGAGCCTGATGTGCGGGATGCGATCCTCGATGCTGCGAAGAAACAGTCTGGAACGACTGAGCGGCCTCATTCGCCTCCACAGCGGAGTGCAGGACAGCCAGAGCCGAAGGAAGGGCAGACGACACAGCTGCCCAACCCACCGCCAGTGCCGGTCACCACAAAGAAGTAAGCTAGGCGGGGAGGTGAAAGCCTCCCCACTTACTCCAGAGGTGAACGATGGCTGACATCACTTCGATCTGCAATCAGGCGCTTGGTGCAGTTGGCACAAGATCTTCGATTGCCTCGATCAATGAGGCGAGTAACGAAGCGAGGGCCTGTTTACTTCAGTACGACACGACACGAAAGCACTTGCTGCGAGCCGCTCATTGGGGCTTCGCTCGCGCGTACCAGAATTTGGCTGTTTACAAGGCGCGGTCAGGGACTCCAGAGAACCCGAGCCCGCCGACGCTCACTTCCGAGCCACCACAGCCTTGGCACTACGTCTACAATCTTCCACAAGACAATCTGGCGATCCGTTATCTCCAGTCCTTCGCGGATGGCGGAACTATCTCCCCGCCGATCTTCAGTTCAACGACGCTTATGTCGTATCCAGCGGATTATTCAGGGCCGACGATCAAGTTCGAGCTTGCAACTGTCGATGGAAGGACTGTTATTCTCACGAATTACTCGAAAACGTCGGCTTGTTACACTAAAGACATTACGGACCCGAGTTATTTCGACGAAAGCTTTACACGAGCCCTCGTTCAGGGCCTCGCAGCCAACATCTCCACCTCGATCACCGGCGATCTGAAGCTTTTCGACGCGTTGCTCAAGACCGCGAACTCGTTGATCCTCGAGGCAAGGGTCAGAAACGCGAATGAGAGCATTAACGTGATTGATACGCTGCCTGATTGGTTGAGAGTAAGGGGAGTTGGGCCTTCAGCTGGGTCGGGGGCTTGGGTTCCTGAGTACGGGCCGCTCTTCGGAGGCACTGTCTGATGGCAACGCCGGTTGTCCAGTCCTCTTTTTCTGCGGGAGAGCTATCTCCTCATCTCTTCGGGCGCGTCGATCTCAACAAGTATAAGATCGGTGCAGCAAGGATGCACAACTTCCTCGTAGATTATCGAGGAGGGGCAGCGAAGAGGCCGGGGACGAGGTTCGTTGGAAAGACACCTTACTGGAATGGAGCGATTTTACTCGTTCCATTCACCTTCAATCAAGAGCAGACGTATATACTCGAGTTCGGGCATGGGTATTTTCGAGTTATTACGCGAGGCGGGTATGTAGTTGATGCGAACAACGCTATCTATCAAGTGCCAACACACTACATTCACCAAGATCTGAAGCTTTTGAAGTGGACTCAGAGCGGAGATACGGTAACGCTCGTCCATCAGTCTTATCCACAGGTGGAGATCGTCCGCTATGGTCACGCTGACTGGCGGTATAGGTTTTACTCGGTCGCGCCGACTGTAGCTCAAGTCCAATCCATCGCTATGTCCGCTCACTCCAGCGGATATATCGACCCTGCGGCGGCTGTTTACGTCAACTACGGCTATGCTGTGACTGCAGTGGGCGATGATGGAGCGGAAGGCTTACTCAGTCCTATCGCCCGTCTCTACAGCGTGCTGGATATATCGGCGCATAGAGTAAACGTCGTGGTCTGGTGGGGACAGTGGGCCGATGCACAGTACTACAACGTGTATAAGGCGACGACAGGTGTTGGTGCGCAGATAGCTAACGGCTCACGGATGGGCTTTGTTGGCTCAACCCGTGCTTTGAGCTTCAATGACTCGAACATCTTGCCGAACTTCACTAAAGGGCCTCCGATCCACCTTGATCCGTTCGCTCCAGGCGCTATTACACGAGTTGTCATAACATCTGGTGGCTCTAACTACAGCCAAGATGCATCAATCAGCATTTCTGACCCAACAGGCTATGGCGCAGTTGTTTCCCCTGTCGTAGTGCATGGCGGGATCACCAGTGCTATTGTGGACTATGGTGGAAGTGGTTATACAGCGCCGCAAGTCAACATTTCACAGAGTGTCTCTATCCCAGCAGGGAGTGGAGCAACGGCTTATGCTTCAGTCTCTTGGGGTGCGGGAGGAATTGGTGCTCCAGGCCCAGTTACAGATGTGCAGGTGCTCCAGACTGGAAACGGATATTCTGCGGCGACCACTTCTGTCCAAATAACTGATACGGCAGGGACTGGTTATGGGGCTGTGATTACTGCGGTGATCAGCGGTGGTCAGATAGTTTATTTCACAGTAGATAATGGCGGACAAGACTATCAAGCGCCTATAGTAACTATTGTTTCACAGACAGTTGTTGGTAATGCTTACGGTTATGCTGAAGTGGGGCCACAAAGTGGCACTTACCCTGGGGCCGTGGCTTACTTCCAACAGCGTCTGCTCTTCGCTGCTACGAGAAACAACCCTTCGACGCTTTGGGGCTCGAAGCCAGGTGCTTTCCACAACTTCGACGTTTCCATCCCTGTCAACGACGGAGACGCCTTCGAGTTCACACTCGCTTCCCAGCAGATAAACGCAATTAAGTACATGCTGCCAATGCCGGGAGGGCTTGTTGTCTTAACTGCTGGTGGTGCATGGCAATTGAGTGGAACACAGCAATTCGCGCCTGTCACTCCTACAGCTGTGATGGCAACGCCTCAGGCCTTCAATGGCTGTGGGGACTTGCCGCCGATCACAATCGGCTATGAGATATTGTTCATTCAGACTGCGGGTTCAGTCGTCCGAAATCTTTCTTACAACTTCTTCGCGAATATCTACACTGGCGCGGACGTGACAGTCCTATCCTCTCATCTCTTCGCGAACCATACGATCGTCAGTTGGTGTTATGCTGAAGAGCCGGATAAGGTGATCTGGGCTGCGAGGGATGATGGGGTGCTGCTTTCGCTGACGTTCTTGAAAGAGCAGGAAGTAGCGGGTTGGGCTGAACACTCGACTGGCGGTTTTGTGAAGGCTCTTGGTTGTGTGAGGGAAGGGACGAGAGACGTTGTTTATATGGCTGTTGAGCGGATTGATGGGACTGGTGCTCGCTACTGCTCAATCGAGCAACTTCAACAACGGTCAGTGCGGACGATTGAAGAGGGTTGGTTTCTTGATTGTGCTCTGTCTACGGTAGCTTTTCTTGGCACTGATATCATGTACAGCGGACCCTTGACTAACCCTGCCGGTATTGTTCTGCATACTCAAGGAAATTCTCCTATCTTTACTGCTGATTGGGTTGGAGTTGTGATAAGGACTGGAGGTGGAAGATTTAAGGTTTACGCTGTTGCCAGCGCTTATGCAGTTTATTGTACTCAAGAAGTAGCTCCGACAGATACTTATCTCGTGGAAGAGACAGGTGTGCGTTATCTTCGACCACAGATGGCTGGGACGTGGAAGGCCTCTGGTTTTTATGGCTCAGTCGGTGGACTTCAACATCTCGAGGGAATGAAGGTTTCAGTGGTCGCGGACGGGAAGGTGCAGACGGATAAGACTGTAGTGAATGGGTCTATTACACTTGATGTACCAGCATCCCAGATAACTGTCGGGCTTGGGTACAATGCTGAGCTACAGACACTTAGGCTCGAGAGCCAGCCCTCGATCCAGACGAAGCGGAAGAAAATACCCGCGCTGACTATGCGGGTGGCAGATACGAGAGGGCTTTGGGCAGGTAATACTTGGAAGACGTTGACGGAAGTGAAAGAGCTTGCGCCGTCAGTACTCTCAGGCGAAACGCCCTCGCTCTACACAGGTGATCTAAGAATTGTAATGGACCCACTTGTCGATGCTGAAGGGCAGGTCTGCATTCGCTCGGTGAATGCCTTGCCTGCGAACATTGTGGCTGTAATACCGGAGGTCGTACTTGGCGACACATCAGGGTAAAAAGATTGTCTTTGAGAGGCGGAAGACAACAGAGGATGATATTAAAGTCATCCTGAAGGAGATTCGCGAGTTCTCGCGAAATGAACTGTTTGTGGTGGCTGAGACTGAGGAAGAGGCCTTGCGCCAGGCTGTTCAAGGGTCGAGGGATGTCTGGAGCGGTTTCGCGAACAATAAGTTGGTGCTGATGTATGGAGTGAGATTGATTAGCATCATCTCGAACCACGCTTACCTCTGGATGATAACCACGACGCTGGCAGAAAAGCATTGGGTCACTTTCATCAGAGCCTCGACTTTGTTCACCTACGAACTGCTCCATCAGTATGATAAGGTGAGTGTGATCTCACCACTGAAGAGTCACACGAGCCAGAAATGGCTGAAGTACATAGGCTTTCAGCAAGAGGGAACCGTGCGAATGCACGGAGTTAAGTTCAAAACGTACTCGATTACTAAAGATGCACTTAAGGACGAGAAGCTTAACTGGTTGAAGGGAGAAAAAGGATGGCAGCCGCTATTGGCATCATAGGAGGTGTAGTCTCAGCTGTTGGAGCTATCCAACAGGGTAAAGCCCAGTCTGACGCCGCGAAGTATCAAGCGCAAGTAGCGCGGAATAACGAGATTATTGCCCTGCAACAAGCTGCTTACACTAGGCAAGAGGGAGCGGCTCAGGCGCAGAGGCAGGACTTGAAATCGGCCCAGATGATTGGGACGCAGAAGGCTACGCTTGGGGCGTCGGGAGTTGATGTGAATACTGGCTCGCCGCTCGAGATTCAGGCGAGTCAAGCCTCGCTCGCGCGCCTGGACGCTTTGACAGTGCAGTCAAATGCGGAGAGGAAGGCCTGGGGCTTTGACGTGGAAGCAAGCAATCAAAAGGCGCAGCAAGGCATGTTCTATGCTCAAGCTGCCAATGCCAAGAAGGCGGCTGCGTTAAGTGCCTTCTCAAGCTTGCTCGGCGGCTTCGGTAAGTTCGCTGGAAAGTGGTCAGGCGGGGGTGGTGCAGGCGGAAGCTTGAGTGGGACCGGCGATAACATCGGAGCGATCAGCTAATGCCACGCGGGTCAATGCTGAATGTCCCCTATACAGGGGTGCCGGAAGTTGAGTCGAGAGATCGACCAGCTGCTTGGCAGAATATTAAAGTCAGTGAAGATGCGTTTGGGGCTGCGCAAGGTAAGGCCTTGCAACAGCTTGGCGGGGCTATTGGACAGCTTGGCAATACCATCGGCGCTCAGATGGAGAAGAACCAGGCTGAAGATGATGGGACGAGGGCGAGGGCGATTGATACTGAGGTGATGAAGCAGTACACGCAGGCGACTGCGGAATATTCACTGTTGAATGGAGAACAAGCAGTTAATACTTACGCTGATCATGAGAAGAGGATTGCGGATATTAGAGATAATGCAATTAAACAAGCTGGAGGAAATAAGAGTGTGGAGCGAATGGTTCGCTCGTCTGTTGAAGGACAGTATAGAAGGGCTTGGACAACGGCTTTTGGTGTCAAGACGAAAGGGCATATTGAGCATGGAGATCAAGTAAGTGAAGCTCGGATTACGGCCGCTCAGCAGCGAGCTCAAGTTACGATGGATGAAGACCAGCTCAAAGATTCAGTCAGCATCATTGAAGGAGAGACACAGCAAAAAGCGCGGCGAAATAACTGGTCACCGGAAGTCACGCAACTCGAGATCAATAACCGACGAAGCACCGCGATTACCGGCTTCATTGGCAATATGGCTCGTACTTACCCGACTGAGGCACAAGCGTACTTCAATGCATATAAAGATCGAATGAACCCTGAGGGGATTAAAGCAGCTGAGACGGCAATCTCAGGTGGTATTGCTGGTGCTGGAGCGGAACAACAGAGAGGCGATATACAAAAGGGAATTCCACCCCAGCTTCCTAAGCGAAGAGACATTGACCCAATTCCGAAGCCACCGACAGGGCCTTCAGGTGGAGTGCCGGGTAATCAGCCTGCGCCGAGGCCTGGTGGGCAGCGAAGTGAAGCTGAGCCGGAGCTGAAGGGCATTCAACTCGCGAGCCTAGCTACGGGAACGATGAGCGATGCTCCACAGCCGGGAGCACAGCGGCTTGCGGCTACGTCAGATGAAACACTACCTGATACAGCTGTTGAGAAAGGGAATATTGATCTTGATAAGAGGCCAACTGTTAAGAATGAAGATGGATCAATAAGCACTGAACGCTCGTTCTCAGTCGAGATGGATGGAAAGGAAGTTCTGCTTCCGGTTGTGCGAAATGATGGCACAGTCATGAGCAAGGACGAAGCTGTTGAACATTATAAGGAAACCGGAGAGCATCTTGGGAAGTTTAATAATGCGAAGGATGCTGATGAGTATGCGAAGGAATTAAGTAAGAGACAAAAAGAGCATTACGGGCCAAGGAGTGGTACTGACCAAAAAATTGCTGATATGACTGGGCGGCTGCCGAGGCTTGCTCCACCAACACCACAAGACTCAAAAATCATGCCCGGTTACACTGTTTCTAATGGTGAGGTGCGTGACTACATTGTTCTACAAGCCCGTCGGAGAGGTATTGATCCAGGGACGGCCTTGGCTGTTTATGAGTCTGAAGGTTCGACGAACTGGAAATCAACGGTGCCGGGAGAGAACTCTTGGGGGCCGTTCCAGCTGTATACAGGTGGAGGGCTTGGCAACAAGTTTATCGAGGCTGGACACGGCGATCCAAGCAATCCAAAGACTTGGAAAGAGAATATCGAGTTTGCACTGAACAACGTAGTGGAAGGTGGGTGGAAGCCCTGGTACGGGGCGAAGGCTCGAGGTATTGTCGGGAAGATGGGAGTGGCGAACAACGCTCGCGTGATCCCTGTCGGGGACTCGATTGAGAAGCAGTTGATGGCACACCCACTTGTCCCTGGTGGAGATGAAGACCCTGATGAGCCTGCCACGCCGATCCAAGAGCGGACATTGACTGGGCTGAAGAAAGTTATCTCAGCTGGCGATCCAAACGCGAAGGCAGCTCCAGGATCGAGAGTGATTGAGGCGCAGAACATTCCTGGACGAACGAGGGCTTTGCCTGTTGCGCCACAGCTGAAGAGCGCACTTGAGACGGCCGCTAACGCAGCGGGAGTTACCATTCGTGTGACCTCTGGAGGGCAGACGAGTGACCGCAATCCAGCGAAGAAAGACCAGCCTGGCGGTTGGACCGGCTCGCTGCGGCACAATGATGGAAACGCTGGTGACATTGATATTCTTGATGAGAATGGAAAAAAGCTTGAGCGCAATGATCCGAGACGCTTGAAGTTTCTCACAGAAGTAGCAAAGAATGGTGCTGGTGGGATTGGCACAGGGTACATGAGTGACCCGCTGAAAGTGCATGTGGGGTTGACTGGAGCTTCGGGCAGGGTTGGTGATGGGCTTGGTGTTTATTCTAAGGAGTCAACTAAAGAAGAAGTGGCATCGATTAGGACAGGCCTTGCGCAGTTGGAAGCGACTGGTGGGCCTGTTCAGGGGCCGAGTGTTGTTGGAGGCAACGTCCGTTACGCTTCTTACGCACCGACTGGAACGATGTCTGATGCTCCGCAGCCCGGTTTCCAGCCGCAGTCCACAACGCCTTCAGCTGTCCAACGCTATGCTCAAGCAACGGCGACCGATGCTGTAAGTCCATTCAATGGGCCTATTACAGCTGATACGACAGAGGCGAATATTAAGGCTCGGATGAAGTGGATTGAAGATGATGCGAGGGCGAAAGGTCATGAAGCGTCTTATGCAAAATCACTGAATGCTGATATGGCAGCGGAGTGGGAATCGGCAAAAAGAGCTAAAGTCGAGACACATGCTTTGGCCCACAAAGCTATAGAAGAAGCTGTTTATGGGAAGGATGCGAACGGGAAGACAAAGACGAAAGATGAGATTTTCAAAGACCCCACACTGTCTGCACAGTGGAACTTGCTGACGGAAAAAGAAAAAGACTCGATGGAGAAGCAGATTGTTGCGCGAAACTCTGTTGGCGAGAACAGGGTGCCAACGCCAGAAGACTTAAATCGTTTGGATAGACTCAGGACCGATGCCTCGATGAATCCAGAGGTCATGCGGAATGTTGATCTAAGTGAATGGCCTAAAGCCCTTCGAGGGGCTGTGCAAAAGCTCCGCGATGCTTCGCTCGCGAATGGAGCGAATGGGACAGCGGAGACGAAAGAGATTAATGCTATTATGGGCTCGACTGGTGTTGAGTATCAGCTGGTGAGAGCTGGTATTAGTGAAGACCAAGACCAAGAAGCTTACGCTAGTGTCAAATCGAAGATGATGACTGAAGTACGCCTTTGGAAAGAACGGACTGGAAAGCCGCCAGACCCGAAAGAGGCTGCGGTGCTGATGAATTCACTGTTGCGGACGGAGGTTGTTCCTGGAAAGCTCTGGGGAACGAACGAGATAAGACGTTATCAGAAGGAGCCGACTACAGAACAACAGAAAGAAATGGTCGAAGAGTGGAATAAGAAAAATGAGGGTAATCCTGTCAAGAGTCATGAAGATATTCCGCCTTCATTACGCTGGTACTGGATGCGTAAGAGAGAAGAGGCTGCTGCAAAGAAGGCTCGTGGAGCACAGTAATGGCTGAGGAAGATCTTTTTGGGCTTGTCTCTACTGATCAGGTTGAGGCTCCGAGGCCACCGAAACCTATTGTCTCGCTAAATGATTTGCCAGATGAGGATGCGAACCCTTTTGGCGAGTCATCTGGGCTTAAGGACATTCGTGCTGGTGCTGCGGTCGTAGGCAACCAAGACGCTGATTCAACGAAGTTCAGGAAATCGGTACAGCTTGGAAAAGAGAATAAGGTCGATCCTGAGCTGATTGATGTAGATCAAGAAGCTTGGGCGAAGGACTTTCGGACGAGTGAGAACCTACGGATTGCACAGAGTAATCAAGCAATCCGCGACTTCTTGATCGACAATCCAATCAATGCGAGAGCGGCGCAAGACGATCTCCCTGTCCTTGATAAGATAACTACATACATCAAAGATGCTTGGCAGATTAGTCGAGATCTTAATATCTTCACGAACCCGAGCAATATCTTCAAGGGCGGTGACAAGCTTGCTCCAGAGGAGCCTGGAGCGAAGCCTACGAGGGTGCTTGGCTGGTCTGACGCCTTTATGGAAGGGCAGGAGAACTTCCATCTCGGGATACTGAAAGGACAGTATCAAAAGACTCCAATCGATCAGCGCGGACCACTGAAAGCTAAGATTGATGAAGTGCAGGCTGCGATTGCAGCGAGGCCGGAGGCAAGGGACTCTTACATCAAGGGCTTGCTTGGAGGCTTCCTTGGGCAGATGTACGAGTCTTTGCCTTACGTTGCTCCACACACGATTGCTGGCACTGCTGTTGGTTCAGCTGTTGGCGCGTCAGTAGGTTCTGCTGTTCCTGGGCCTGGTACGGCGGCTGGTACAGTCAGCGGCTTCACGCTCGGTGCAGCGACTGGAACGATCCACGGCTTCGCTGTAGTAGCGGCGCAGCAATCCGCAGGCTCGATCTTCTACGCTGTTGATAACATCGCAGGCTTGGACGAGTCGCAGAAACAACTACTCGCGGCGACTGGAGGCCTGGCTGTTGGTATGATGGAGGTTTGGGGAGGACACATTGTCCACTCTGGCGTCCAAAAGCTGATAACGAACATTGCTACGAGTGGGGCGGGGCAAGTTGCTCTTAAGCAATTCACAGCGGATCTCGCTTCAGCCCAAATCCAGGGCGGCATCGTCAATGCTGGGCAGTTCTTGGCTGAACAACTCGCAGAGAACATTGGCAAGTATAAGGGCGATAAGAGCCTTGCCTCAATCTTCAATGATCCTGCCGCTCAGGATAAACTGATCAAGGACGTTTCACAGCAGTTTATTGATGGACTTGTCCTCGCTACCTTTGTGGGAGGTGCAACAGGCTTGCCGACGCTGAAGCGTGGGACGAGAGAGGGTGATGCGAGGCTCGCTGCACATACGCTTGGAAATCAGAAGAAGCTTGATGACTTGGTGGTGATGTCGGAAGAGAGTAAGCTGAAGGCGGAAGCGCCAAACGTCTTTGCTGCTGCACTGTCACATCAAGCGCCAGACCCACTTCTGCACATTGATCCGGCTTTCGTCAGAGAGTACAAAAATAAATTTGACTTCATTCCAGACATCAATAAGCAATTGGCTGATTCAGAGGCGCTCGGAACGGAGATTAAGGTTAAGCAGAGTGACCTTATCGCACATCTCGATCCTGAGGTGTATAAGGCTGGCAGCGATCTAATTCGACAGGCATCTGATGTAATGTCGCCTATTGAGGCGAAGAAGATGCAGCTGAAGGAAGAGGCGAGACAGGAACTGGAGGCCGCGAAAGCAGCTGAAGAAAAGGCGTTGGCTGAAGGGAAGGAAATTCCGCCGACTCCACCTAAAGAGCAGATGTCTGATGCGGACTTACTCGCGGGCATCTTCGGAAAGAAGCTTCCGCCCGAGGCCACTGCAACAATGCCTTCGGAGATCAAGCTTCCGGAGATTCTCGTCGGCCCTGAACCAACAACTCTCCCGCCCGCCGTTGTTTCGAGAGGCCAAGCCCTGATCGACCGCTTCTTCGGGAAGGGCAGAGCGGTGCCGACTGAAGACCAGATGGCAGCCTATATCCAGGCGGAGAATCTCAGGAATTTCAAAATAACTCCACTCCAACAAGCGAGTGTCAGTCCGACTCCAGAGGCCCTTTCGACGCCCTCCCAAGGGTTTACAGAGCAGACAGGCACTCGCCCCCAAACGCCTGGAGCCGAAGTCATTCCACCTGCGTCAAACGCAGACAAGACCGTTAACCTTGATGTGGAGATCGGTCCAGTAAGTACGAAGTCGCTGATTGAACAGTTTAGGGAAGTGATGGAGGCGGCACCTCCAGGCGATCTTGGAGAGGCGGCTTTGGCTCGGGCGCTCTCACGCAAGCCAGGTAACATCAACGAGTTCAACCGCTTCATTGACGAAGAAGCACGCTTGCTTGGGATCACTGATATTAAGGAGGTGAAGGAAAGGGCTGAGGCAGCCTTAGCCGCCCTCGGCACACGCTTGATTAAAGAGGAAACGGCTGCGGTTGTGAATGGCTTGACTGACGCTGACGCGAAGAAAGCGGCTCAAGCGACTGCACAAGCGATTGACTATCAGCGGCACATTATGGCGATGGCCCCACTCTTCGAGGCAGGAGAGGGGATGGACACTGCGACGAGGGCTGTTCATGAGCAGCATATTCAAGATGTGCAGGCGCAGTTAAGTGAGTCTGTATTCCAGGCCGCGAGAGAGATAACGGAGAAGAAGGAGACGAAGCGCTGGAATGATGCGAAGCAGGCGATGAGGCCTGAAGTGGAGCAGGCTATTGCCGAGACTCCAGTGATTATGGCTGATGATTACT